AGAAATATCTACTGCATTAAGTGTGTCTGTAAAAGATGTTCCATTTGTAAACGCTACGCCTGTTGAAGCACCTGGCTCCATGTTCTCAACGTAACCTGATTGTGTTGAATCTTTTACTGAAAGAAATAGTGGTGAAGCACCAACTAGAATATTCTTTGCATTACCTGTGGCTTGTGATGCCATAGTTTAAACCTCCTGTTATTAAAATATTTATTAAATTGTAAAATTTTTGGCTGGCTAGGCCCTTCCTCTGATATAATGATACGCTATTTATTGCTCAAAGGCAAACTATAGGTACCTGCCGCTATTATCGGTTATTCTGGAGTACTTTACCTCCAGAACAATATCTGCCGATAGGAAACCCTGTATTTCTTGAGATGGGCTGGTAGCAGATATATCTGATATATAGATGCTATGGAACTTGATCTTATCAGAAAGGCCATCCCATCTATTTATATCCCTTGCCGACTCATCCATTCTTCTAAATAGATCTACCATCAAGTTTCTAATTTCAGCAATTTCTGAAACATCTGTTGAATATATAGTAAACAATATTTGTTCTGTGCATATAGGCCAAAGCTGGTCATAAGACATTCCGATCTTATCATAGACAATATGCTTCTTGCCGCTCAAGAATTGATTAAGTTCTGGACTTTGTTGTACTGGAACAATTGGATTAATTACAGACTTTAATGAATCACTATAGTATTTGTTTTCGTCAAATATTCCTAGAGTTAGCATTTCGCCCCACAAATATTTTCTTATCTCATTCGCTGAGTCTATTTTATAATTAGCTGTCATATCGCACCGCCTCCAAATGCTGAGGCAAGAGCTGTGTCTGCCTGAGATCTAATTCTGTTAGCAGAAAAAGAAAATTTTACTGTTTTAATATCTGACGGGATAGACAATGCCCTAGCCATTCCCTGATTAAATACCTTTTCAAATCCAGATCTCATAATTGAAGCTTTAACTAGATCGCTGCTAAAGAATCTACTATATGCCAGCTTGAACTGATTTGTAGAAGCCTTTCCTCCAGGGCTCTTGACGGTCACAGAGGCCCCTTTGGGCATAAAGACTGTAGAACCATCAACCTCAAATACTAACCTCTTAGAAGGCCTTGGAGAGATTATTACGGGTACTCCAGCTTCCATCACAGAAGCTTTCTTTGCAAACTTATATTTATTCCTATTCTTTTTATATGGAACATAGGATTGAGAGTCTAATAGATCATAATCAAATCTAAAAGAAAGGCCTTGGCTACTTAATAGCTTTAAATTAAAAAGTCTTCCGTCTGGTGAGCCAGTCTTTCTCCATTCGTAAACATGGTGAAGGCTTTTAGGCTTTGTTCTAGCTAATGCATCAACATATAAAGAAAAGTCTTTTTCTATTTGATTAAATATAATTGTTCTAAACTTATTTTGAAATGCCTGATTGCCTTCTAGCTTTGATATTACATTAGCCTGATAATATAAAAAAGCAGAAATCTGAGCAACATTGCTGTCCTTTAAATTTGAATTTTTAGTATTACCAACCATGAGTCTTTCTAAACCGCTGGCCGCTGATAATAGAGCTACGCTAGATTCCAATTTGCTGGTTCTCCGATCTCTTCAAAGTAGAGTTATAGGCAATAACATTTCCAAATGGGTCAGTTAGAGGAGTGGAGCCCATCACCTCATAAACAGTAGATGTGTTTTCTGGGTAGTCTAATTCAACCCAGATTAGGGTTCCATCAGCAGACTTAATGTTTGTAATCTTTTCTCTAATTGTAAGTCTTTCAATTGTTCTAACAACAACCGTCTGCTCATTTGTATATCTATTGTTAAATATCTGATTATCGCCGCTTCTAGAAGTAGTTGAATTACCTACAACTCCTTTTGCATGGCATGGCAATGTCTTATAATAAGACCAGTATCTTTTTATAGCACCAGTATCTGGATCCTGAACCTCTTCTTGATGGAATACATCAAGCTTCATGGACAAAACGGCATCTACTAGGTCATACATTTTATATTACAACCATTTGGGTTAAGACATATGGGAGCAATAACTGGTCTACGTAAATATTTCCAGTGCCAATAAAAGCACCAGTATTATATTCAAAATGCCAGTCAAATGACTGTACGCTATGAATATACTTCTGTCTCCAGGTCCTATCTTTAGAGAAGAAGTCTCTCATTAATTCAATACATGCAAGCTCAACATCGTCTGGAACATAATCCCATCCGTATCTACCTTGAACCTTGTATGCAACACCTTTTCTAAATACTCCATTTGAAGTATCATTAATGCTTGGAGGAATATATCCGTTAGCAGTATATACAGTGTTATCAAGCATATTAGCTCTGTTGATTCTTATTCCGAATCCGCTTTCAGATACCTGTGTTGCATAATTCCAATTATTGATTTCATTTATATTATCAACTAAAAGGATGTCTTCTTCATAAAGCTCATGAAGTGTATTAATTTTAAATGGCAGTCTTAAAGAATCAGATCCATCTCCATAAACAACATGCAGGTCATCATATAAATTAAATTGTTGACCAGTGTAATTTTCAATTACTTTACGAGCATATCTTTCTGCTGCTGCAACTTCTTCATAAGATCTATAATTAGGATCTGAAGGATCATAGCCTAGCCCAAGTGCTCCAATTGCTTGAGATATATCTGTATATGGAGTGACCACAAAAACCTTGTGTGCCTTTTCAACCGACTCTCCATCTACAGTATATTTCCATACAGCCTTAAGCTCTCTTTTTCTATTAGTTAGAGATAAAGGAAGATATATGTTGTATGATCCTATGTCTGTTTCTGATTGCTCAGCATCTAATCGTGTTATATAAACATCAGGATCAATGGCTGGAGATATTGCAGGATCTTCAGTAACATCATAAATGTCTACTGTTGGAACTTCATCTGCGTTGGTTACAAGCCCCTTCCAAAAAATCTTATGGTTAATTGGTGAATTTGAACCTACTAATATCTCTGCCATTTATTTAGACTTGCTTAGCTATAAAATTCTTGCGCCTCTCTTGGCGTAGCTATGCGGAAGCCTTCCTCCTTATCAAAAATTTCTTGTGCGTCATTCTCTGACATTACTACAAATGGGTGATCCTTTGTAAACGTGTGACCTAGAATATCGTATCTAAAATTAGGTCTTGTCATTCTAACCAAAACTGTATTTTCTGGCTGGTCTTTCTTTGGATCAAACTTTGGCAATACTTCTTGTGATTCCACTTCTGCCTCATCTTCTATGCTTTGAGTTGTTTTCTTATAGACTGCGTAAGTCACGCCTTCGTCGGCTAAAGCCGCTATAATATCTGCCTTATTTTTTAAATTGTCTGTATCTACTGCAAAGTCTTCTGCAATTTTCTTTAGTTCTGCTACCTTTAGGGTTTCAAACGACATCATTTCTCCTTTGTTTCGGTATTTAATTATAGCATTGATAAATTTAAATGAAAAGCCCCCGAAATTAATCGGGGGCCTCTCTAGAGTATTTAGCTAATTAGCTAGCAACCTTAACGTTCTTAACTACGACCCAAGCGTCTGCTTGCTCGATCTGAACACCAACACGAGTATACATTGTGTACTCGATTGAGTCCTTACGTGGCCAGAAGAAACGGTAAACAGTTACGTCACGCTTGATACCAATAACTACGTTATTTGGGAATGTAAGGTGAACGTCACCGTGTGAACCTGATGCTGCTGAGTAGTCACCTGTCTGTGTCTCAGGAAGAAGTGGAACTTCAACGATTGGAATACCAAATGCGTATGGAGCTACATATCCTGCTGGACCTGAAACTGGTGCAACCTCTCCACGGATAATGCCAGAAGCAATATCTTGTGGGTTAACATTCTGGATGTTCTGTGATGTTGCGTATAAGTAATCCTGGATCAAGTTTGAACCTGATAGGAAGCGAAGATCTGTTCTGCGCTGCTTGTACTTACGTGGAAGAGCCTTGAGAGCTGAGTTGAATACTGCACGTGAAATTGCAGCTCCACCAGCATCGACAACGTGACCGTATGTCTTAGCCTTCTTTACGACACCGTTAAATGCCTTGTAAAGTGCATCGTCTGTTAATGCTGTGTTACCATTAAGAATAACATCTTCGATGTCATTTCCTGCCTGTGTAGCAAGCATACGTGCGATGTGATCTTCTAGATCTGGACCTTCGATGTTGTCTTCAAGAGACTCTGTTGAGAGCTCCCAGTCAAGACGAAGCTTCTTTGTTGTGAGAGAAATCTTTGAGAATGTGACTGCTGCATTTGATGCAGTGTCAGATCCTTCTGTAGCGAGCTTCATAAGCTTCTCGCCAACACCAATACGATCAATCTCGGTTGTATCTGCTTTCATACGGACTGTACGTGCAACTTTACCAATTACGGTTGCGTCGAACATATAGTCAAGGAAGCGAGCAGATTGTTCTGGATTGAGCAAACCACCGTTTCCGTTTTCAGAAGCAGTGTGAATTCCGCTACCACCTGTTGATGATGCGAATGTTCCTGTTGCTGTTGTAC